ATCGACCGGGAGCAATACCAGGCCAACATTGATATTTTCGAGGCGAACGGCGTTGGCCCGGTGGGCGAGCCTCGGGAGACGGAAAGCTACAGCGTTAAGCAGCACATCCTGTCTGGCGCCGAAGTCCTGAAAACCGTGGACTGGCCGGGGAAATACATCCCCATCGTGCCGGTCTACGGCGAGGAAGTGAACTACGAGGGCCGACGCATCTGGCGCTCGCTGATCCGTGACGCCAAAGACAGTCAGCGGATGTATAACTACTGGCGGACGATGGCGACCGAACTTGTCGCATTGGCCCCCAAGGCTCCCTTTATCGGCCCGCGTGGCGCGTTCGAGACGGACGGCGCGAAGTGGGAAACCGCCAACCTGATGAGCCACGCCTACATTGAGTATGACGGCTCAACGCCTCCTCAACGGCAACAGTTCGCAGGCATCCCGGCTGGGGCGCTTCAAGAGGCGCTGTCTACGTCCGACGAGATGAAGGCAATCATGGGGATGTATGACGCATCCTTGGGGGCCAGGTCGAACGAGACGAGCGGGCGCGCAATCATGGCCCGTCAGCGGGAGGGGGACGTTTCGACGTTCCACTTCATCGACAACCTGACGCGGGCCATTCGCCACGCCGGGCGGGTGTTGATTGACCTGATCCCGCACGTCTATTCGACTGAGCGGATCATTCGGGTTCTGGGTCCGGACGCGCAACCGGCAACGGTGGCGGTCAACACGCAACAGCCGGTTCCCGTGGTCGGGCCTGATGGTCAGCCCCAAACCGACGACAACGGCCAACCGCTGATGTTCGTCTACGAGCTTGGCCTTGGGAAATACGACCTCATCGTCAACGCCGGGCCTTCGTTCACGTCACGCCGCGAGGAAGCGGCTACGCAGATGACGGAACTCATCCGGGCGTTCCCGCCCGCTGCGGGTGTTCTCGGGGATCTGGTCGCAAAGAACATGGACTGGCCGGAACACGAGGAGGTCGCCAAGCGGCTGGCCTCGCTTAACCCTGCCAATCAACAGCAGGCCGGGGGCATCCCTCCCCAGGTGCAGGAGCAAATTCAGCAGGGCATGACGCAGATTGCCCAGCTCACCGCTGAAAACCAGTCAATGAAGGCTGACACTTCGTTAAAGGTGATGGACCTCAAGATCAAAGAGCAGGAAGCGCAGATCAAGGCGTTTGAGGCTCAAACCGACCGCATGAAGGTCGAGAACGAACTTCGCCAGTCCCTCGGGGCTGCGATGCCGGGCCAAGCACAGGGCAGCCCGAACTAAACCCCCAAGGGACACATGGAAGATATCGAGACCAATCCGGACGCTGATGCGCCGGAAGTCGAAGACGTGCAGGACGATCTGGTCACGGATGACGCGGATTTGGACGGGGATGACCCGGACGAGGAAGCGGAGGAAGAAACCGACGAGGTTGACCTTGACGGGAAGAAATACCGCATCCCGAAGGCGCTCAAAGCGCAACTGATGATGCAGGCGGACTACACCCGCAAGACGCAGGAATTGGCCGAAAACCGCCGCGAACTGGAACAACGTGCGGTCCAGCAATCGCAGGCGAATGACGCGGTTATCAAGGCTCACGCCAAGGCGGTGAACCTCGATGAGCGACTGGCCGAATACGAGACTATCGACTGGGACGCGTGGGAAACCCGCGTGGTCCAGCTTCGCAATCTCGGAAGGATGGACGAGGCGCAGGCCGACGCAGACGCGTTGCAGGCGGCGTTCCGCACCCATCAACGCACGAAGGAAGCCCGCGCCGAGGCTGATCGAGAGATCGAACAGGCGAAGCAGACAGCAGCCATCGAGACGCAGCGCACCCGCGCCAGGCAGAACGAAGAAGGCGCCGCGTATCTGCAAAAGCACAACATCCCGCTCACTCCGGAAGTCGCCGACACGCTGGTGAAGTTTGGAACGCGGTTTGACTACAGCGAGGCAGAGCTTCGTCAGGTGTCAGACCCGCGTTTTATCCGCGCCATGCACCGGCTGCACGAACTGGAAAACGCGGCGGCTACGCAACGCGTCGTTTCAAGCCACCTGAAGGCCCAGCAAATCCAGCCCGCCGCCAAGGTCAGGGGATCAAACCCCACGCCCCCGGTCGGCCTGTCTGACAAGCTGAGCGATGACGAGTGGATGAGGCGGCGAAATGCCCAGGTAGCGAAATCGCGCCGGGGCTAACCCCTTCTTTGAAAGTCCATTGCCATGAGCAATACGATCCTTACCCCAACGGCTGTGACGCGCGAGGCGCTTCGCATCCTTCACCAGAAGCTGAACTTTGTCGGCTCCATCGACCGTCAGTATGACGACAGCTTCGCCAAGTCGGGCGCCAAGATCGGCGACAGCCTGAAAATCCGGCTTCCCAACCAATACACCGTCCGCACCGGCAAAACGATCCAGGCGCAGGACACGACCGAATCCAGCGTCACGCTGCAAGTCGCCACCCAGAAGGGTGTCGATGTGAACTTTTCCAGCGCCGAGCTTACCCTGTCGCTGGACGACTTCTCCAAGCGCGTGCTTGAGCCGGCCATGTCGGTTCTCGCGGCCAACATCGAGTCTGACGCCCTGTCCATGCGTCTGGATGTGGCTAATCAGGTCAACAACCAGGGCTCGGCGGCTACGCTGTCCAAGCTGCTGGCTGGCCGGAAAATCCTGAACGACACCCTGACGCCGCTGGACAACCGCACCGCCCTGCTGAACACGCAGGACAACGTGGACATGATCACCGACCTGAAGGGGCTGTTTCAGGACCAGTCGTCCATCGCCAAGCAATACCGCGAAGGCGTGATGGGCTACGCGGCGGGCTTCGACTTCGCCGAAAACACCCTGATCGCTGGCCTGACGCCCGGCGCCCGTGCGAGCTACCAGCTCAACGGCGTTCCGGCTTCGGGGGCAACCTCGATCACGGTCAACACCGGCACCGGCTCGATCGCGCTTGGCGAGGTGTTCACCATCGCTGGCGTTAACAGCGTCCATCCGGAAACCAAAGTCTCGACCGGCAACCCTCAACAGTTTGTCGTGACGCAGGCCTATTCCGGCACCACGACCACCATCGCGTTCAGCCCCGCGCTGATCACGACCGGCGCCACGCAGAACTGCTCGGCCCTGCCGACCTCGACCGCTGCTGTGACCTTCGCCGGCACCGCCTCGACCGCTCACGGGCTGTCGCTGCTGTATCACAAGGAAGCGTTCACCTTTGCGACCGCTGACCTCGTGATGCCCAACGGCGTGGACTTCGCGGCTCGCCGCGTCATGGACGGCATTTCGATGCGGATCGTTCGCCAATACGACATCAACAACGACAACCTGCCGTGTCGTATCGATGTTCTCTACGGCTACAAAACGATCCGGCCTCAACTGGCCGTGCGCTTCGCCAACGACTAGCCCTAGCGGCTTGGGGGCGGGCATGGGCTCGCCCCCCTCTTTTCATGAAGGAGACAGCACATGGCTGTTAACTATCTCGGGGACAATGGCCCTGACGGCATCTGCCTCGGCTCGTCCACGTCTGAGCCGATCAGCTTCTACGGCGTCACTCCGGTGGCGCAAATCGGCATCACTGCTCAAGGCGCCATCACTGACGCATCGGGCGGCACGGCTGCGGCGACCAACGGCATCCTGACCCTGACCGGGACTTACAACTCGGCCATTCTGGCAAATGCCATCGCCACCCTCGCAGCGCAGGGCAATGCCATGCGTAACGCGCTGGTCAGCCTGGGGCTCATCAAGGGCTCTGTCTGATGAATATCATGGTTGCGGTCCCTTGCTATGACGGCAAGGTCTGCGTCGAAACCGTCCGTTCGCTCCTCAACGAGCAGATGGTCGCGGCTGGCGCAGGGGTGGAGTTTCGGGCTGTGTTCCTTCCGGGATGCAGCTTGATCACCCACGCCCGCAACCAGATGGCGTCGGACTTTCTGGCGAGCGAGGCGGATCGGCTGGTTTTTATTGACGCTGACGTGTCATGGGAACCGGGGGCACTGATCCGCCTCGCTTCGCATCCGGTTGATTTTGTGGGGGGCGCCTATCGCCTCAAGCAGGAGCCGGAAAGCTACCCGGTCGGCTGGCTTGAGCGTCCGGAACTATGGGCGGACCCTGGCACGGGCCTTCTGGAAGTGGCCTGCGTTCCGGGCGGTTTTCTCGCCCTCTCCCGCAAGGTGTTCGAGCGTCTGGCCGATGCTCACCCAACGCGGACCTATACCCATTACCAATTCGACGGGCAGGCCTTTTTCCACGCCCCCATTGAGGGCGGCAGGCTCTACGGCGAAGACACGGCGTTCTGCTATGACTGGCGCGCTATTGGCGGGCAGGTCTGGCTTGATCCTGAACTGAAGCTCACCCACACCGGCGGCTCAATTCCCTACACAGGGCAGATTGGCGACTGGTTGCGGGGCAGGGTGGCGAAGGCTGCATAATGGCGCTCACGACCTATTCAGGCCTCAAGGCCTCGGTAGCGGCTTGGCTGCACCGGACGGACCTGACGAGCGTTATTCCGGACTTCGTGACGCTGGCCGAAGCTGGCTTTGCGACGGGGCTTCCGTCTGTCGGCGTTGACCCGCTGCGCGTCGAGCGGATGGTTACGGTCGTGACCTTCTCGGCGGATGCTGAGTTTGAGGCTGTCCCGGCGGACTTCTCCGGCCCGATCAGCATGACGGTCACGGATGATGAAAACCGGCTGGTCCCGGTCGATAACATCACGCCTGACAGCATGGACGTAATGCGGGCCACGCGGGATCATCATTCCGGGCAACCGGAGGCGTTCTGCGTCTACAATCGCCAGTTCCGGTTCTCGCCCGTTCCGAACAAGGCCTATACGATCACGCTGACCTACTGGACCGGTATCCCGGCCCTGAGCGACAGCAATACGTCCAACTGGGTTCTGGCAAACTATCCTAACGCCTACCTGTTCGGCTCTCTGTTGCAGGCCGCTCCCTACATCGACGATGACGCGCGGATCGGCACCTGGCAGACGCGCTACGCTGAGGCCATCGCCGGGCTCGTGACTGCGGAGCGGCTCAACAGGGGCTCGCGGTTCACACCAGGCTATCGCGTTGACGACATTCGCAGCACGCGGCGCCGCTACTTCAACATCAACACGGGTTAACCAATGTCCATTCACGGCTCTGTTCCATCGGGTGCGGTGACAATCACCCCGTCCGATAGCGTCAACAATCTCAACCTGCTGGGCCTTTACGTCGGCACGACCGGCAGCGTGAAGGTGACGACTGCTGGCGGTGATACGGTGACGTTTGTCGGCGTTCCGGCGGGCAAGGATATCCTGCTCAACGTCACGCGCGTCTGGTCCACGGGGACCACGGCATCTAACATTCTCGGCTACAAGACCTAGAATGTTCTCGTTCGCAACGGCGTTTGCCGCGCATCGAAGCGACCCGCTGGGCTCTGGCGCCAACGGCCTGCCCGGCGATACGCTGGCTGAAATCTGGTTCGGCGATGCGGCGGATTATGACTATGCCGCTGCGCCCAACCTGCGGGCCTCGACGACGCCAACCGGCAACATCTTCATTTACACATCCGATCAGGTGCGGGCGCAGGGCGGCACGCCGACGATTACCTACAATTACGACGGCAACGGCGGAACGCGGGTTCAGCTAACCGGAACGCAGACGCTTAACCTAGTGTCTGCGTCGGCGCCGGGTAGCAGCACGCTCAACGGGCAAAACTGCACGGTTGGTTTTCAGTGGATGCCGACCGGGGGGACGACCCAGAGCATCCGCTTTGGTCAATCGACCAATTACGGGGCAGTCAGCGCCACGGGCGGGACTTTCTCGCAAACGACGAAGACCTGGAGCTTTGCGGCGGCGTCTGCGGTGGTCATCACCACGCTGGCGAACTCGACCATTCAGGGGCCGGGCACTCCCGGCGCGTCTCGTGTGTCGAACGTGACGACGTTCAAAACGTCTACAGCGCACAGCATGATTGCCGGTCAGTCGGTGGTCGTTACGGGTGTGACCGATACCAGCTTCAACGGCACGTTCACGATTATCGACGTGCCGACCTCGGATACGTTTACGGTTTCCAACGCAGGTTCTAATGCTACGTCGGGAACTGGCACGGTTGCCAAGCCGGTTGATATCGTCGTCAAGGAGCTTCAGCTTTACGAGGGGACGACGCTCCCGGCCTATTCGACCGAAAACTGGGACTATCACTTCAAGTCCAACTGGGCGATTCCAACCGCCCTTTCGATGACGGGCGAGGGCCTGAACAATGTTGCTCCGGCTGTATCGCGCGGCGCCATCGTGTTCCCTGAACGGGCGACTTACGACGATATTACGGTCTTTGTGGTGGCGTCCAAGTCGTCGGTGTTGACCACTAACGGCGCGCTTCTGACGCCGATCTATGATCCGGATTCGTCGCCTATCGTCAGTTCGACCGATTTCAACATGGCGTCGGCTGTCACGACGGGCTTCTTCTACGTCGCGCCTCAATCCGCCACGCAGGAAACCGGGCGCATTGTGATGCAGGACGCCGGTATTCAGATTTACGGGTTCCGGGGCAATTCAACCCAGGTCACGGCCTATCTGAACGAACTGCAAGCGATGCAGTCCACGACGGGGACGGGCTGGGGGCCTCATGCGCTTCGCGGGTTCTGGCTGGGGGCCTATGCCGCTACCCGAAACCAGAGCCCTACGGCGAGCCTGTTTGACGGCCTGTTCTACATGTTCGCGATGGTCCCCCGCGCTCTGTCTGACGCAGAGATGGTGTCGGCTATGGGCTACATCCGAACGGAAGCCGCTTCGCGTGGCGTTTCGCTCGGAACCCTGTCGGACATCACGATTGCGGGCGGTGACAGTCTTACCGAATGGATCAGCGTTCCAACCTGGCCTTGGGTTCTGACCGCAGACGCGACCATTTCCCCCCGGATGCAGCTTAAGAACTGCGCGAACGGCGGGTCCAGTTTTAACGGCATTACCAGCGGGCAGGCCACGGCGTTTGGGACTGTGCTGGTCAACGAGATTGTCCCGGCCATTCAGGCCTGTGACGCGATGGGAACAACGCCCATTGTCATGCTTCTGGACGGGGCGAACGACTATGCGTTTCTGTCCACCCTGGCAGGGGCGGCTCCCCCTGATCCGGTGACGGGATGGAACAACGCGCTGGCCGGGTGGGAGAACTACCGCGACATCTGGTGGATACCCTACATGCAGGCGGTTCGGGCCGCTTCGCCTAACGTCAAGATCATTGGGCTCGATACCCTGCCTCGCGGCGATGCTGCGGCCATTGCGGATGATTTCGAGGTTGAGGGCCGCACCCCGTGGAACACATGGAAGCGGGCTAACTACGCGACGTATTGCGATGCCTACGTGTCTCT